TTTGGGTACTGATAAAAGCATAGAAAATCTGACTACAGGTATGGAAGATTTTGCTACGGGCATAGCAGAAGTCATTAAAGAGATCGGTGTATTGAGCGCGGCTATATCAAGCGTGCCGGTACTTGGAGAACTCATAGGGCTTTTATTTAAATCTTCACCTTTAGGCTTACTAATCAAATTAGGTGGAGATACTAAAAAGGCCAATATGGGTAAGGGCGTGGCTTACAGCGGTACTTCTCAATACTTTACCGCGGAGTCAGCGGCTAGGGCCAAATCCACTTCTATTATTAAAGCTAACAATGCAGCTGAACAAGCCAAGCTTAAACTAGCCCAAGCCGATTTAGAAGCTAAAAAGAAAGCTAGCGATTTAGATGAGCTAAAAAAGAAGTTTGATATAAACCGCATTAACTTAGAAACAGCGCTTCTTAATTCCAAAGACGAGGCAGAAAAAGCACGTATACGAAGTTTGCTTACTATTATGGATGAGGATGCCAACAGCGCTAAGACTCGCCTTGATGAACTTGCCAAAGCCAATGCTGATAAATTAAAAGCCGAACAAACTGCTGCTGATAACTTAAAAAAATTAGGAGATGCAGCCGAAAAGACAGCCCTAAAACTTCTTACTATTGGCAACCCAAACGGTGATTATCCAAGCGGTACGCCTTACGATCCTAGAAGCGGCAATACCCCAGATGCGCCACGTTATCCAAGCGGTAACCCACCCTACGATCCAACTAACGGCAATACCCCAGATAGCCCAATAACGCCTGATATAAGTAATGGCGGAGATATGGGTAACCCAAACGGTATTTATGATTACTCAGCCAGCAGCCCATCTTTTACTTATTCCCCACCGATTACTAATAACTTTGTATTTAATGATGCAGTCGGTACTTCAGATGATTTTGCCGAGGCAGTAAAGCGGGCTATCCAAAAGGTAAACCGCTTTGGCGATAGCACCACATACGCAGGGGCTTTGTAATGGCTATTCCAACTATTAAAGCAATTATTAACTTCTCTACTGGGCCTAGTTTTGCTCAAGCTTTTATTATTGGCTCAGGCGTACTAGGTACTAATATCTTGGCCGATACTGCCTCAGTAATTGTAGATGTATCTAGTCAAGTAAATGCCATATCAACTAAGCGCGGCCGCTCAGCTGAGTCTGACCAATTCCAAACTGGCACATTAAGCCTAAAAATAGTAGATCAAAATGGTGACTTTAATCCGCAAAATACAGCTAGCCCCTATTACGGCCTACTTAGCCCAATGCGTAAGGTACAGATAAGCGCTACCTATGGCTCTACTACTTACAATATTTTCTCTGGCTACATAACTAGCTACAACACCGTTACCCCACAATTTACCGGTGACGTTAGCTTTACAACCATTACAGCTGTAGATGCTTTTAGGCTGGCCCAAAATGCTCAAATAGCTACCGTTACAGGGGCAACGGCAGGTGAGCTGAGCGGTGCGCGAATTAACGATATTTTAAACACGATCAGCTGGCCTACTTCTCAACGCTCTATAGATACGGGCCAAACAACTATGCAAGCCGATCCTGGCACAGCTCGTACAGCCCTTGGTGCTATGCAGACCGTTGAAACTAGCGAGTATGGCGCGCTGTACGTGGATAGAGACAATAACTTTGTATTTAAAGACCGTAAGACTGCCACTACTAGCGTTAATCAAACCGCCGTTAAGTTCAACGATAATGGCACAGACATAAAGTATAACAATGCTGTGTGGATATTTAACGATGCTTTGGTATATAACAAAGCCGATATAACAATGAACGCTGGCACGACTCAAAATGCCACTAACACCGCTAGCGTGGCTAAATACTTTTTACACAGCTATAACCAACAAGGTTTACTAATGCAGACCGACGCCGTGGCCTTGGATTACGCCCGTGCCTATGTCGCGAGCCGTGCCGAAACGACAGTCAGATGTGATGCCATTACGTTGGATTTATATACAGAAAACTACACCGCTGGCACTATCGCAGCCCTTGATCTTGATTATTTTGATCCGGTAACTATTACTACTACTCAACCAGGGGCAGGTAGTACTACTTCAACGCTGACTAAAACGCTGCAAGTGTTTGGCGTAGCTATGGAGATTAAAACTAATAGCTGGAAAGTAACGCTAACTACGCTTGAACCTATTATTGACGGCTTTTTATTAGGCGTTACAGATTATGACGTATTAGGCACTACAACAATGAGCTACTAAGGAGATAAAAAATGGCAACAGGTTTCCCTTCCGTCACCGGTGACGTCGTAACCAGTAATATGTGGAACGGCCTAGTGGCGTTTACGTTGAACGCACAAACAGGTACTACGTATACGTTAGTACTTAATGACTCGTATCAAACGCTAATTACGCAGTCCAACGCATCTGCTAACGCTATTAAAATCCCTACTAATGCCACAGCTGCTATACCGATCGGTTCGGTTATTACAGTACTTAATATTGGGGCTGGCGTATGCACCGTAAGCGCCGTAACTAGCGGTACGACTACTGTACTTAGTGCCGGTGCTGTAGCAGCAAGTCCAACTATTGCCCAATACAAATCAGCTGCACTAATTAAAACTGGTACGGATGCTTGGTACGTAGTAGGAGCTATTGGCTAATGATCGCTAACAATATTGCAGCTATTAATGGTGCGCCGATTAGTAATATTTCATCGGCAGAACTTTTAGTCATAGCAGGCGGTGGTGGCGGCGGAGCGCGTGTAGGTGGCGGTGGCGGTGCTGGCGGTTATCGCAGCTTTACAGGTTTAAGTTTTATTCCAGGTAATGCTTTTACAGTAACAGTCGGTGCGGGTGGTACTGGCGGAGTATTTAGCGGTGCCGTGCCAACTTCAGGTGCTAATTCCGTAGGTTTTGGCTACACATCTACAGGTGGCGGTTGCGGAGGTAACTATGTCGCCAGCACACGCGGCGGCGTAGATGGTGGTTCAGGCGGAGGCGCAAACGGTAACGAAACTATTGCAGGTGGCGCAGGTAATACTCCTTCAACTTCTCCTTCTCAGGGAAATAGTGGCGGTACATCTGCCTATGTACCTGGTAACGGCGCAGGTGGTGGCGGCGGCGGAGCGGGCGGAGCGGGCGGAACTGGCGCAGGTGGCCTTGGCGGAAATGGTGGAACAGGTACAGCATCATCTATTACTGGATCATCAGTATCTCGCGGTGGCGGCGGCGGAGCGGGTTGCGAGTCTGGCGGCGCAGCGGGAACAGCTACAAGTGGTGGCGGTGCTGGCGCAGCGACTTCAAGTGTTGCAACAGCTGGCACAGTAAATACCGGTGGCGGCGGCGGCGGTGGATTTTGCTGTACTGGTACACAAACTGGCGGCGCTGGCGGGTCTGGAATTGTCGTACTGGCTTATGCAGATACTTTCCCAGCTTTAACAACTATTCCCGGAACTCTTACTTACGATCAACCTACACGCAGCGGCTATCGCGTATATCGCTTTACAGCGGGAACAGGAACGGTCACTATCTAATGGCTCATTATGCACAACTAGATGAAAACAATTTAGTAATAAATGTTATACCTGCAACTGGCGATGATTTAGAAACGGTTTTAGAGGCAGATGCAGGCGGCGTGTGGCGGCGTACTTCATATAACACCCACGCTAATCAACACGCTTTAGGCGGTACTCCATATCGCTATAACTATGCCGGTATTGGTTATACATTTGATCCAAATTACGGTGAGGATGGCGCTTTTATTTCACCATCTCCTTATCCATCTTGGAAGTTATCAAACTTGGATGCAACGTGGAAAGCGCCTCTGCCATATCCAACTGACGGTTTAATTTATGACTGGGATGAAAATGCAGGCGCGTGGGTTGAGCGAGGTTAGTTATAACGGCTGGCCCGCCTCAAAAGATCCTGCCGAGATCGGCATAAAATCGTATGCAATACGCGGTACAGATATTAAGATCAAGTGCGCTACTGGCTGTGGGCCGTTACTAGCTGAGTTTGCCGCGCAATTTCATAACCTAATTGAGCCAATAGATACCGGTGGGCTGGATGACTGGGGCTACTGCTACAGGATGGTACGCGGTACTACC